AATCCTAGTTCTTTAAGTAGCAAGTATGAATCCAGTGAAACATCTAATAAAACGCCTATACCATCATCGGATTTCACTGCTTCTCCGTTTAGAGTAGACATTTCCAATCCTAGTTCTTTAAGTTCTTTAAGTTCTTTAAGTTCTTTAAGTTCTACAACTTCTATAAATCCAAACAGTTTAAGTTCCGAGAATTTGTCAGAAAAACAAAAGGATTTTTTTGATAAAAGTGCAAATTGTCATAATATTTATGATAAAGAAGGTAAAGAGTGTAATAGTATACTTCGAGAAAAGGAAGACTATGAAGGTAAATTAGGGTCAAATGATTATTACCCTATTTTAAGCGATCCTCAGTTTAATGCTAAGATTGCAATGCGTTCTGAATTTCAGTATCCATATGACGCTAAGATACAAAATACACCTGATCCTTCAAATGTTCAAAACATAGAAGTGTATTCGAATGAACTTTTGGAAGCCCCGTTTGAATTGTCTCCCCATCAACATTTTGTAAAAAACTTTCTGTCACCATCGACACCTTATAATAGTTTGTTACTTTTTCACGGACTGGGTACTGGAAAAACTTGTTCTGCTATTGGTATTGCGGAAGAAGAACGAGATTTTATGAAGAATATGGGAACTCGAAATAAAATCATAGTAGTTGCATCTACCAATGTTCAAGAAAATTTTAAATTACAGTTATTTGACGAAGAACATCTGAAAATGCGAGATGGAAGGTGGGTATCATTATCTTGTGTTGGAAATAAATTTATTGATGAAGTTAATCCGGCAAATGTTTATATAGAAAAGAGCGTTTTAGTATCAAATATAAAAGATCTTATAAAGAGATTTTATCAATTTATGGGATATGGGCAATTTTCTAAACTTATACAGAATACTGTGACAAAGGGAAATGGGGATAAATTGAAAATTCGATCACTTTTACAAAAAGAGTTTGGAGGAAGACTCATTATTTTTGATGAAATACATAATGCGAGTGAAAGTGAAGGAGATGATAAAAATATATCAATAAATATGATGAAAATGGTAGAAAATGTAACTGCAAAATTGTTGTTGTTAACTGCAACGCCTATGTTTAATGATCCGGCGTCTATTGTATGGTTAGCTAATTTGATGAATATAAATGATAAACGGAGTAAAATTTATGTTCAAGAAATATTCGATAATGACGGGAATTTTAAAGGAGATTCTAAAAAATTGTTACTAAGCAAATTAAATGGATATGTATCATTTGTACGCGGAGATAATCCATTTATTTTTCCGTTTAGAATTTATCCTAATATTTTTGCACCAAATGATACATTTTCGTCAAAAATGGATATAACTCCAATCGAGGAAAAATATACATATCCAAATAAATTATTAAATGGATTGCCTATCGATGAAAAATACAATATATTAAGTTTATTTTTAAATAAAATTAGCCCATATCAAAATGCTGGTTACAATTATATTATAAAGTCTCTTTTGTCGCGTCCTCTGAAAAAATTAAATCGTTCTCAAAAAGAAGTGAATCAAGCCGACGTGTCGCTTATGCAACGCTTTAATTATACATATTTATTGGCCCCTTTACAAGGACTAAATATTATTTATCCAAATGATACTATTTTTGAGCTATTAGAATCTGGATCGCAAACTCAATCTCAGTCTCAATCTGAAAGTCAGTCTGAAAGTCAATCACATTCTCAATCTGCAAGTCAGCTCACACAAATTGATAGTTCTAATACACAATCCATACGGAGTAAATTATTGCCAAAAATTTTAGATAACTTGCCAAGAGTAAAGATGAGCGAACGACCTGGTATATTTAAAAATTTTGATCAAATTGCTATGGCATTGAGAGATAAAGATGATGTTAAAAAAACTATTAGTTTGCCTAAATCGGAAGACAGTGATCAACGCGGTGGTGGCGATAGTGATAGTGATAGTGATAGTGATAGTGATAGTGGTAGTGATAGTGATAGTGGTAGTGATAGTGATAGTGATAGTGATAGTGGTAGCGATAAAAGTGAAGATAGCGAAGATAATGAAGAGTCTGAAAGTATAAAATCTGAAAAGGCTATGCGTATGTTTGAAGGAAGTCTTGTAGAAAATTTAATAAGTAAAAAAGGATTAAGACAAACAATGTCTTTTAATGAGACAGATACAGAGCAGGGAACTTTTTCTTATAAAACAAAAGAGAGAATTTTTCACCCAGATAATATTGGAAAATATAGTTGTAAAATAAAAAATATTTGTGATAAAATTAGAGATTCTACCGGAATTGTTTTGATTTATTCGAATTATATTGACGGAGGAATTATACCAATGGCATTGGCATTGGAAGAGATGGGATTCAATCGCCTCGACAATAAAAATTTGTTTGATTCGACACAACTTCAGAGACAAACATTAGGTGTTTACACAATGATAACAGGGTATAAAAAGATTTCACCCGATAATCTAAATGAATATAAAGTAACTATGAGTGATGCAAATAAAAATGGAGATATTGTAAAAGTTGTTTTGATAAGTACTAGTGGATCAGAGGGATTGGATTTCAAATGTATTCGTCAAATCCATATTATGGAACCTTGGTATAATATGAACAAGCTTGAACAAGTAATTGGTAGAGGTGTCCGTAATAAAAGTCATAAATTATTACCATTTATACAAAGAAATACACAAATATTTTTACATGGAACTATTTTAGAAGATGAAGATATAGAATCAGTAGACTTATATTTGTATCGATTATGTGAAAAAAAGGCTATCCAAATAGGAAAAGTAACGCGTTTATTAAAAGAAAATTCCGTGGATTGTATTATTAATCACAGTCAAATCAATTTTGATTATAAAAATTTTACAGAACCAATAAATCAAGAGTTGTCTAATGGCGAAGTAGTGAAATTTCGAGTTGGAGATATACCGTATTCTGCCAATTGTGATTATCAAGAAATATGTACATATGATTGTAGTAATACTGACGTAGCATTGAAGGAAGAACCTTATGATAAGAGCTTCTTAGACAAAACAAGTGATTTTGTGTCGGGTGCTATTTTGCGAATGTTTAAAGAAAATTTCTTTTATAAAAAAAGGGATTTTGAGATATTACCTTTTGATAAAAATCAAATAAATTATGGGCTGACGAATTTAATGGAAAAGACTGTTTATGATAAGTATAATCGTCCGGGAAAAATAGTAAATGTCGGCGAATATTATCTCTTTCAACCAATTGAATTGCCGAATAAACATATCTCTCTATTTGAAAGAAGTGTTCCAATTGATGTAAAGTTAAATTCAATTACTTTTGATATGAAGCCTGATTTGAGAAAAGCAAATATCGATGAAAGACACGAAATGGATGAAATTAAATTACGTGAATTTGAAGAGTCTCTAATGAATGGAGCTCCAATTGAATTTGACGAAGATGAAATAGCAGATGGGTTAATAGGTAATCTGAAAAAAAAAATAGGCAGTATATCCACAATACACGGTATTGAAGCTCCGAGTGCATTTTTAGAAATTAGAGACAATTATATGATTGCTAAAACAACTGCAGAAAACCCTATTATAGGGAAAAACGATAAAAATTGGTATACAAACTGCGGTGTAGCGATACAATTTATAGGCAAATCAGGAAATATTGAGTTTGAGACAATGATGATTTATGTGATAGATCATTTAGTAGATTGTATGGGATTTAATGAAAAAGTAAATGTGTTGTTATATTCTTTTAGTAAACAACCGAATCCAAATGATTTTTTTGAAATGGAATTGCGGAATGCATTTAATCGCAGGATAATTAAAACACATAGACAAGAAAATGCAATTGTTTTTTATGATGAAAAGAGGAAAGAAAAGAAAGTCTTTATATTAAAAGGTAAATGGGTTCCTGCAACATTTGAAGAAGTAAGAAGGATGAATATTACACAAAATAATAATGATGCGCCCTATATTGGATTTATAGAATATGTGGATAAAGAAGGTTATATTTTTAAAACTCGAAATACGATGGAAAAAACATATAAAGGGGCAAGATGTGATCAAACCGGGAAAGCAGGTACAATGGATATATTAAACAGGTTAATAAGAGGAAATCTTTTTACAAAAGAAACAACTAAAGCAAATAAAGAGATGCAACTGCCACCTATAGTCCAACCTATATTATGCATAATTTTAGAATTATATATGAGAGATTTTGAATCTATTAAAAGAGATGGATTAAAATGGTTTTACAATACAGAAGAATTTATACTGAAAATTTAAATTGAAATTTTTAATTAAAGAATAATCTTATTATTAGTTTAAATGAGCAATATGGACAACAATATCCTGGATATTTCTGCAAGTGTTAATGAGCCAACAGATGACCCTGATTTGAATGAATATTATAAAACATTGAGTGAATCTGAAAAGAAGGAGCTAGCTAAATACAAGCCTGATGTACAAAAACGCGTTCTTCGGAATTTAATAGATCCAGAATTGACAGAATTATGGTTTGACTTAAAGGAGGAAAAAAGAAAAATGATTTCAGAACAAGGCCTCAAAGCAAGGGTTGAAATATTGAATCAAATGCGGAAAAAAAAGATATCTACAAAAGAAAATGTTATTTTAGAACCTATAAAACCAGAGATTGTCGATAAAGTCATACCCGAGATTGAGAAAGAAGAGTTGCGCGAAGAGGAACGCAAAGAGGAACACAAAGAGGAACGCGAAGAGGAACGTGAAGAGGAACGCGAAGAGGAGCGTGTAGAGGAACGTGACGAGACAAAGGAAGAGCGTAAACCACTGAAAAATGAAAATCCTAGTTATCCAAGAAAAGGTAGGTTCGATCAAGTTGAGAGACCGGATTACAAGAAAAATGTAAAGAATATATATTCTTTAAGTCTCATTACAAAGAGTATTAGTATCGAAATGAAATATATCGGTTCTAATATTAAAGATGTACTTGAAAACAAACTTCGAGAACAATATGAAGGTAAATGTATCAATGAAGGATACATCAAACCTAAAACAATAAAAATAGTTACATATTCATCTGGGTTGATAAAGGGGTCGGCCATCTTATTTGAGATTGTTTTCCAATGCCAAATATGTTTTATTGTAGAAGGTCAACTGCTTCAATGTGTTGCAAAAAACATAACAAAAGCTGGAATACGAGGAGAAAGCAGTAGTGAAATGCCATCCCCCTTTATTGTTTTTGTAGCAAGGGATTTTCAAGCAACCAACCCGGCTTTTACAGAAATCCGGGAAAATGATCGATTTGTTGCTAGAGTGATCGGTCAACGTTATGAATTGAATGATCTGCATATTTCAGTTATTGCAGAAGTTGCCGACAAAAATAAATATAAATAACCATTTAAATAATAAGTTAAATTAAACGTTATGACCGATGCAAAAATTAATATGTTGGAAAAATTGAAAAAATCCATTGAAGCTATGGATAAAATAAATCAAATTGAAGTTTTACGACTCTTACACAAAAACAATGTTTTTTTGAATGAGAATAAAAATGGTGTTTATGTGAATCTAACAGAATTGAATGATGTCGTTTTGGATAATATTTTTAAATTTGTAGAGTATATAGACACCCAAGAAAATAAATTAAATAAAGAGGAGTACGAAAAGCAAGAGTATATTAATACATTTTTCAAATAAAGATAATTTTATTTATTATATAAAATGAATCATTGTGAACCATATTTTTTGAATCATAAAAATATTGATCGATTTATTAATAAACCCCAAAAAACTCAGCCAGTTTTGCAGCCAAATCCAGAAATGCTTACAAAGAGCGAAGAGAGTGATACTTTATTCTGGAATTTTTTTGTTGCTTGGAAAGGTGAGATAGAATATGAACACACAAAGTTGTTTAACAAGATTCAATTTATGGAAAAACAGTTGAAGATTGAATTTTTAGAGAAAATAAATGCAAATAGAAAAAGTTTTAAAAAAACGGCTATTGCAGAAGAAAATTTGATGGAAAAAAAGGTAACCCCCAAAACAGTTATTTTGTTGGCAATGATAGAAAAGGTAAACATTCTTTTTTCGTTTGAAAAAAGCTTTTTCTTATCGATAAATGATGATACAAAACCATATTATCATATTTATAATGGAATTGTTCGTGAAATAAGTTTATCTGACTTGGAAAAGGTAAAAGAAATAAAAATCCAACGTCACGAAATAGACAAGATTTTGGGAAGTATATCTAATTATAAATTAGCAGATTTAAAAGAAATGTATAGAAAAATATCAGACAGTGTAGTTAAAAAGACAAAACAGCAGATGTATGACGAAATAAAACTGTGTTAGTTATAAAATTGAAATAAAAATATAAATATAGACCAAGTTTATATAGTAATGAAGTACGCAAAAGCAATACAAGGAAAGAAACCAGATGGTCCAAAATTTGCACGCAAAGAGAACTATGATGAGAAGGAAGAATTCTTAAAAATGGTCTCAGACTACTCGAGTATGTTGGCATCAAATAGAGACAATAAAACAGAGATCGAGTTAGAAGCAAAAATTTTTCCAAATAGTATAGGTCGAAAACTCCATATGACAAGGATGGATTATGATAATGTTATTAAAAAGTTAAAAGCTTATAGATATGAATGTAGAAATCCAGAGGGTGATATGTTGCTGAGAATTTCACCTGAAGAAATAAATGAAAAGACTGGTAAAACACAGATTTCTTCTATACGTGTGGAAATTTCTGGTGCACGCGAAATAAAACAGTATTGTGAAAGCAACAGCTTAGACAATCTAGATTACAAGTTAGTGGAGAAATCAAATTCTTTTCGTGGAAAACGGAGTGAATCGGTTGTCAACGATAATATGAATTTCAAAATGGACTTGCGGAGAGAAACTGTCATTCAAGAAGATAATCCAAGAGGCGAAAAAATCATAAATTCGTGGAGTGATACTCGAAAGACATTTCGTTTGATAAATCCAGTTTCCTTTTCTTTTCGAGATGAACCCATCCGCGTAGATCTGAGTATTGTAAAACATCAATACACACCCAGTTACTCAATCCAGCAATCCAATGTGTTTAATCTTACAGAGAATTACGAGATCGAAGTGGAAGTGATCTATTATGATATAATGAAAGAACATCCTGATATGATAAAATACAAGACAAATAAGGATGGTAGATTGACAAGTCTAGTGAAGAGCACAATTCAAGATGTTATTTGTGGTTTACAGAATACATATTTTCCGATTACATTGACAGAGCAACGAGAAGTTTACAAGGAATATTACGATATTATTAACACGAAATATGTGGACGGTCGAAAAACACCGGTTGACGATAAACCAATGTATAGTGGTACCAATTTTATCGGCCCATCGTCGGTGACATTGCATTTGAAAAATATCGTAGAACCAACAGAAAGATCTGAAGTACCGAATATTCGCGAAAGTTACACGGTCACGGATAAAGCAGATGGAGAGAGATGTCTTTTGTTCACAAGCGAAAATGGAAAAATATATATGATAAATAATCGTCTTGACATTATTTTCACAGGATGTATTACACCTAACTCTGGACTAGACAATTGGATATTGGATGGCGAATACATCACTTCTACAAAGTCGTATTATGCGTTTGATGTGTATTTTGCAGGAAAAGATCAAGGTGGGAGATATCAAGACTTGCGCGGAGATCCATTTTATGCAAATGAAACATATGTGGCATCTGACATATATGACGACGAAACTACAAGTCTAGCGTGTCGCCACGGGAATTTGGTATACTTCTTTCACGAGTTTAAACCAAAACCAATTGTAAAGGGTGAACGCAACCCCATTACATTTCGAATGAAACGGTTTTACCCAAATCGTGATGGAGGCGACATTTTTAAGAGTTGCTTAGAATGTTACGAGAATATAAAGGATACGGAAGACTATAAAAGAGGTCTCTACAAAACGGATGGTCTGATTTTTACCCCAATGTTTCTAGGGGTTGGTGGTGATAGAGAAGACGAGTATGCCTTGAAAAAGACGACTTGGACGAAATCTTTTAAATGGAAGCCTGTTGAATACAATACAATCGACTTTTTAATAACAACTGTAAAAAACGAGAGTGGCGAGGATTTGATAACACCTATTTTTGAAGAAGGTGCAGATTTGACGACACACGATCAAGTAAAATACTACAAGACACTGATTTTGCGGTGTGGATACAATGAACGAGATCACGGATTCTTGAATCCTTGCCAGGATCTACTGGAAGATAAAATGGTTGTTCGTAAAATTGTGAATGGAAAAGATTACAAACCAGTGCAGTTTTATCCGACTCAACCGTGTGATATAAATGCAGGAATTGCAAAAATAATGACAATTCGTCTAGATAACGGCAAATTATCTATGAAAACGGATGAAGATGAGTTGTTCTCGGATGATACCGTGGTAGAGTTTGCATACAACAAGAATAATAAAGAAGGTTGGAGATGGAAGCCACTTCGCGTCCGGTATGACAAAACAGCTGAATATAGGAATACTGGAAAGAAATTTGGGAACGATTATGGAATCGCCAATGATAATTGGCAATCAATTCACCACGAAGTCACAGAAGATATGATATACTACGGACGAAACATTCCTTCTATTGAAACAGTCGAGGACGACATCTATTACAATAAAGATTCAGGTGGTTCGGATCATCTCTCCGCTCTTCGAGAATTCCACAATATGTTGAAGAGAAAGTTGATTATGGGTGTTTCAAGAGCAGGCGAAACACTCATAGATTATGCTTGTGGAAAAGCAGGCGACTTGCCGAAATGGGTGGACGCAAAGTTATCATTTGTTTTTGGAATTGATGTATCGAAAGATAATTTAGAAAATAGAAAGGATGGTGCCTGTGCAAGATATCTAAATAAAAAGTCTACTGGTATTAAGCGAATGCCTGGTGCTCTATTTGCCAATGGAGATAGCAGAAAAAACATCAAATCATTGGAAGCGATGGTTGGAGATAAATCGAAAGTGTTGACACAATCTGTTTTTGGAGAAAAGCAAACAAAAGGTATTGGAAAAATGGTGGATACTTATTACGGGGTCGGGAAAGACGGTTTTAACGTATCTTCTTGTCAATTTGCCTTGCACTATTTTTGCGAGTCCCTTGAAACATTTCACCAATTTTTGCGAAATGTGTCGGAATGCACTAAAGTGGGTGGTTATTTTATTGGCACTTGCTATGATGGAAAAGAAATATTCAGAAGGCTTCGCAATAAAAACCGTGGTGAAAGTGACAACATTATTTATAAAAGAAAAAAGTTGTGGAGCATTACAAAAGATTACGACGAAGAAGAATTCAACAATGATGCGTCGTCGCTGGGGCAACGAATTCTTGTTTACCAAGAATCTATTAACAAGTCGTTCCCCGAATATTTGGTGAATTTTGATTATCTATCATATGTTCTCACCTTTTATGGATTTAGACTCATCACAGATAACGAAGCTGTAGGTATGGGATTTCCATCTGGTTGTGAATCATTTAATAGGATATACCGGAATATGAAAGATGCGCCAGATATGAATGACGACGAGAAATATATTTCGTTTTTGAATAAATATTTTATTTATAAAAAAGAATCGAGTCTAAATGCAAAAGATATTGAA